TGCGCGAGTCGTCGGCGATGGCCCCGGCGATGGTGAGCGCGTCGAAGGTCGAGCGGAGGAGCTTGTCGATGTCCCCGCTGTCCCGCGTGGTGGGCCACGTGAGACGGTTACGCGGGGCCGATGCCGGCTTGCGAACGGTGAACGCGACCTCAATCGACAGCGGCCCGTCAAGGGCATCCACGTCGGCCGGCTTGTCATGCTCGACAGCGTCAGCAACGGCCTCCCGCCACGGCTTGACACGGGTGGACTGCTCGATGAGCCGGCCGCGGCCCACGTGCCGCTTACTGCCCTGAGGGGCGGGCCGGTGGTCACGGACGACGATGGTCAGGTCGGGCGGGGCGGCGGTGATGAGGCTAGTCATTGCGGGCACTCCAGGCGGTGTACGAGAGGACGATGAGGGCGGCAGCCACGGCGACCAGGACCAGGACGGCGAGGCCGGTCCACGCCTGGTCGCCGGAGGTGAGCTCGATGAGGTCGCGGATCACGCGACCGTGGCAGCAGGAACGGCCTGCCAGTCACGGGCCTCGGACGCCTGCTGGTAGGCATCGATGCGGTTCTGCAACTGGTGGATGATCTCGTCGCGCTGACGGACGGCCCGCTTGAGTCGCTCGACCTCAGGCGTCGGGGTGGCCGGCTGAACGGCCCGGTCGGCGAGGGTGTCGGCGCGGTTGACGAGGCGCTGCAGCCGGGCGTTCTCGGCGCGGTACCGGGCACAGCCGCGGGCCAGACGTTGGATTCGACAGACGAGGCCGACGATTGTCGCTGCGTGGGAGAGCTTCATGCTGGTCAGCTCTTTGGCCTGGGCGATGCGGTCGTTGCTGATCCGCTCGGAACGGTCGGCGTCGGCCGTGTGCCAGTCGGTGACCTTGACGCCATACACGTCGGCGGTGGGCTGGAGCTTCCGCATGCCGGAGCCCTTGCGGTACCTGTCGACCTGCTTGTCGATGACGTGGGGGTCGACCAGCGCCGGATACTGGGTAGTGAGCCGCTCGCCCATCGGAGCCAGGCCGTTGCGGCGCAGGTCTCGGTCCAACGTCGTCCAGTCGAAGCTGAGGTTGAACGCGATGACAGGCATGCCGTAGTTGAGAGCGGCCGCGAGCCGGTCGGCGATCTCCTCCAGCGCGGTCTTCGGGTCCTGTCCCTCGGCTACCGCCTTCTCGGTGGTGATGCCGTGGACGGCGGCGGCCTCGTTCGGGATCGGCACACCGGGGTTGATGAGCCACGTGAAGGCCTGGTCTGCGCGGCCGCCGCCGCGGACAACGAGCGCGGCGGTGACGATGCGCGCTTCCTGCGGATCCGGACCGGTGGTTTCGGTGTCGAAGCCGGCGCGGCGGAGCTTGTCGAGGTGCACGGGAGCCTCCTCTCTGAGAGGTGCTGGATGATGGGTAGCGCGAGGCCGCGCCCGATTCGGGCGGGCACGGCCTCGCTGGGACTTCTAGGAACGACGCCCGCCGGGAACTGCGACCTCAGGCCACCCAGCCGCTTCCGAGGGCTCGCTTTCGACGATCTCCGCCTCGATCGCGCCGTCCTCGTCGAGCTGCGCGGCTTCCTCGTCCTTGCGGTGAGCGATAGCCATGAGCTCCTTGGAGAGGCCATCGGAGCCGTCGGGCGCGACGGCACCGGCTTCCCGAGCGCGGCGCCACACGTCTCGCACGTCTTCCGATGTCAGGCCGCCCTCAGCCTCGGCGACGTAGTCCGGGCCGGACTTCGGCGCCTCAATCGCCAGTGCAGAGCTCTGCGACGGGTTCAGCGCGACCGCCGTGGTCAGCGGACCGGACAGCGCCTGCCGCGGAGTGACCCCGCGCAGCTCCACCACGACCACCGGAAACTTCTTCGTCTCCCCGTTCGCGACCCGCTGCCGCGGCTCGATCCGCAACGTCACCGGCACGAACCCCTTGCCGTCCGTCCCGGCAAGGATCATGTCGACCATGGCGCCCCACTCCGAGGCTGCATAGAACGAGTGCGTTTCCGCACGCCACATGCCCATCCCGGTCAGGTCCGGCAGCATCACGTTCAACCGCGAGGTGACCGAGCACACCCGGCCCTTCGGCTGTAGGTGCCAGTCCTCACCGAACTGGCGGGCGCACAGGCACGACTGCCGGCTCAGCAACTCCGTCTGCCCGTCGCAGCGACGCGAGCAGCCGCCCTTGCTCCACATCTCGTTGTACTGGTTCAGCGGATCGCCCGGCGTGATCAGCGCCTCGATCGACTCCGCCTCCGTAATGACCCGCCACTGCTCGACCGACGAGTTCAGCGGGCTCCACTGCTCCGGCGTCCCGCCCCACAGCTTGGCCGCCATGGTGACGTGTTCCTCCGAGTGGGAGGACACGACCCAGGTGCCGGACCGCACGGGGCGGTTGCCCTTTGTGTAGCCGGTGCGCAGCCGGCCGTGCTCAGCCGCCCTGCGCTGGATGTTGAACAGGCGAGAACCCATCTCAGGCCGCCTTCCGGATAGTGCGTCGACGAGGCGCGGCCACCTGGCCGGGCGCAAGAAGCGCGGGGTAGGACGACGGGGCGTCGTGGTGCCAGAGGGCGTTCACGAGAGCGCCGCGGAACGCTCGGTGGGCTGTGCGCCCAGCGGGCATCTCGACCAAGGCGTGGGACTTCGACCGGAGGTTGAGCACACCGGCCCGCTCGATCGCGGGCATCGGCTCGTCCGTGTCGTCCGGCAGTAGGACCGTCTCGCAGAAGCGCAGAGCGGCGAGCTGCTGCGTGTTCTCCGGGTAGACCGACTTCGCGGAGCGTGTGGCCGACGTCTTGATGTCGATCAGCCACAGCTGTCGTGCCCCATCGAGGCCGGTCGGCAGCCACAGCATCAGGTCGGCGGTGCCGGCATAGCCGAGTCGACGGTGCAGGCAGGTGATCTCCGTCGCGACGACATCACGTTCCCGGTTCACGCCCCAGAGGCTGAGGAATCGGTCGAACTGCGCGAGGTACGGCAGGACCTCCACGTCGTTCGCCACAGGCGCGCCAAGCAACCGGGCTTCGGCTGCGGCATGGATGCGGTCGCCGAGGTTGGCGGCGCGCTGCCGTGCCAGCTTGTGCACCTCCTTGATCTCCTTGACCAAGGCGGTGCGGTCGGTGATGGCCCTGCGGGCTACCTCGATGCGGTGGTCGAGGATCCACTCGACGGTGAGTTTGACGGCCCAGGGCATGAGGGCCGGCTTACTGACCGAGGTGTCGAGGACGTTGGTGACCGAGATGAGGTCGGGGCCGCCGGCGGGGTCCGTGTAGTAGCGGCCGTTCTCGGTGGCGTTGGCGTGCTTGGGGTTCGTCATGACCCGCCGCCCGTCCGCTGCTGCGGCAGCCACACACGCGAGTCCTGGGTCGCGCAGAGCCCGATGCAGCAGTGCGCCATGTGCTCGTACCGGCGACGCAGGAACCAGCCCAGCATCCCGACCGACAGGACCACACCCGCCGCGACGATCAGCAGCTCCCACTGCGCCGCACTCACGCCGCAGCCTCCAGACGCAGCGTGCTCAGCGCCGTCAAGTAGGCCTGCCGCGTCTCGTCACACCAGTGACCGTCCGGGTCGTCGTGCTCGCAGATGAAGCGGCACGCCAACTGGCACTCCTGCTCGCTCAGCAGGTCCGGGTACGACGCCAAGTCCGAGGTGAGCGTGACCCGCACCGGGACGCCGTACAGGATCGCCGTGATGTCCTCCGCGACGAGCCGGTGCCCGTCGTAGGTGAACGGCGTCTGCTTCATGAACGCGGCGCCGAGCAGGCCGGCGTAGGCCGCGACCGCGGGACGCAGGTCGTGTCCGCGCTGGTGTGCGGTGAGGGAGCCGTCCTCGGTGATGGTCCAGGCGAGGCGGGGGAGGGAGGGGTCGGCGACGAGGGTGAGGAGCAGCCGGGCGGCGCGGTCCTGCGGGTCGTCGGTGACGGAGGGGAAGGTAAGCTCGGCGGTCATGGCCTGCCTCCTTGTTGTGTGGGTGGTTGGGCCGTAGGGGTCGCCTTGGAATGGCCTCCGGGGCGGCCCCGGCCCGTTTGAGATTGAGCAGCTACGCGGCAAGCGCCTGGTTGACGGCTTCGCGCTGGCTGATGATCAGAGCCTCGATCGCCTCGACCGTCCCGAGCCGGTGGCCCGGGTACCAGGCGGCTTCTGCCGCCGCGCGGGGTGTGAGGGCATCGCGTTCGGCTCTGGCGAGGGCGAGGATGCGTCCTGCGGCCCTGACGGCGTCGTGTCGGCTTGTCACGCTGCGATCCGGTGGTCGTCGTCGCAGGTCATGAGTTCGTCAAGGGTGATTCCGTAGGCGAAGCGCATCTTCGCCTGGGTGAGGGCGCTCGGGTTGCACTTGCCGTTGAGCAGTCGGGACATGGTCGACTGGCTGACGTTCAGGCGCTTGGCGATCTCGTAGGCGCTGCCGTCCCCTGCCTGAGCTGCTGCCTTGCGGAGGTACTCGACGTTGAGTCGCAATGGGTCTCCCAAAAGCAGGATGCTTCCTTGTTCGGCAGTACTGCCGGACATGGAAGTAAAGCTAGACCCGCCCTGCCGGATCCGCAAG